TTTCTGCTATTGGTGGGCTAAAATGGTCTGAGCAAACAGTTCAGGCTGATACTTGGACAGATCAGACGGTTACGACAGAATGGACTAACCAATCTAATCTTTCTACAACTTGGACAGATCAGACGGTTACGACAGAATGGACTAACCAATCTAATCTTTCTACAACTTGGACTACATTAAGCAAAGACGAAGCAGCTTAAAGGAAAAGAATTATGGCAGATACATTTACTACTAATTTAAACTTAACTAAACCAGAAGTCGGAGCATCGACAGATACTTGGGGAACTAAAATAAATGCCGATTTGGATGCGGTTGACGCAATATTTAGCGGTACTGGTACATCGGTAGCAATCAACTTAGATGGAGCTGTTATTGACAGTTCTGTCATTGGTGGCACAACTCCAGCAGCAGGATCATTTACAACTTTATCAGCAAGTACATCTATAGCAGGTACACTTACTACAGCAGCACAAACTAATATTACAAGCGTTGGAACGCTTACAGGTTTGACAACTACAGGTGATATAAATTTAGGCGATAATGATAAAGCTATTTTTGGAGCTGGTTCAGATTTACAGATTTATCACTCTGGTAGTGACTCTTTTATAGATGAAGCTGGTACAGGTAAATTATTTATAAGGTCTAGTGAACTTAGAATTAACAAATATACTGGTGAGTTTATGATAAAGGCTATTGCAGATGGAGCAGTAACGCTTTATCACGACAGCTCAGCAAAACTAGCTACAACCTCAACAGGCATAGACGTAACAGGCAATATTCAAGCAAATAATATTTCTACTGAAACACCGCTTGATTATAGTGCTGTTGGTGATGGCTCAACAGACGATACCACAAGTCTAACAAATGCAATAAACGGTTCATCAAATAAAGTTTTAGACGGTTTGGGTAAAACATACAAAATTACTTCAAACATAGCAGCAACCTCAGATAAAATTACTTTGCAGAACATGACAATAGATGCTTCCAGTATTACTGGTGGAGGTAGTTCTTTAACATTTGCAGGAACTCAAGGAACAGCAGTAAACCTTACAAGCGATGCTGCTGCGGGTGCAAGACAACTTATAGTTGGTGATACTAGCACTTTTACTGCTAATGGTTATGCTTTCTTAACTTGCACAACAGTTTTTGAAACGGCCCAAAGCGTTGTCTTGGGACAAATTGTAAAAATTAAAACAATAGAAAATTCAACTACATTAACTTTATATGAAGATATTATTTACGATTTTCCAACATCTGCGACTGCTAGTGTCGCTCCAATAACACCAAAACAAAATATAAGATTTATCAATGTAAAATTTATTGGTGCTGATTCTGGAACACAAGTTGGATTGGAACTAGCAAAATGTGTTGATTCTTATGTTTCAAATAGTGAGTTTGAATTTTTTCAAGATAAAGGTGTCCGATTAAATAGATGTGTAAACACAATAGTGACTGATAGTGCTTTTCGTTTTGCTAGAGGTACAGGTCTTGGTTATGGTGTGGCACTTAATAATGGTTGTTATAGTGCAAGTATAGATAATTGCTATGGTTTAGATACTAGGCATTTAGTTACTGTCGGAGATAATGATGGTGTCAACCTATATACTAGGGTTGCAAACTGTCATTCAGCAGGCGCAAAAGACGCTGGCATTGATTCTCATTCTGCTAGTGATTTTATGACTATTATTGGAAACACTGTTGAACTTGAAGCCAGCACTACTGGTCAAGATGGTATAATTTTTCAAGGTTTGAATTGTATTATTTCAAATAATCTTATTGTTGGTAATTTTGCTCGAGGAATTAGACATGAAGTGTTAGCAGAAATATCTACGTCTTCTGCTGTTATTACTGGTAATAATATTAAAAATCTTGGAACTACTGGTACTGATGCTGGAATTTACATACAACAAGAATCGGGCAATGGAGCGGTACTTGATGGAGCTGTAGTATCTAACAACAAAATTGAAGGTGCTTTTGAATATGGTGTTTATGTTTACGCAATATCTGGTAATGCAAAAAATGTCACTATATCAGGTAACTCATTTTCTGATACCGCTTCTTTACATGGTGTTTATCTTAGGTCGGGTACTGGTTATACATTAGAAAATGTTTCTGTAACAGGAAACATTATTAATGCAAGTACTGTTGGTGTTTATGCTCAAGGAGCTGATGCAAACAGTGTTAAAAATGTTGTTATATCGGGTAATTGTATTGATCTGCCAACCTACGCTTTAAGGCTTACAAATGTTCAAGGATATACAGAAACAGGAAATATTAAAAACAATAGCAATAGACCAATACTTAGCGCTACATCTGATGATGTTGTTTATGATCAAAGATCATCCGCTATAGTAACTGTTACTAACAGCACTTACGCAATCAGAGACCAAGATGAATATATTATAGGTAATAGAGCAGCAACAATTACTTTAACACTTCCTGATGCTTCTAAGTTTACTGGTAGAGAATTTACAATCAAAACAGTACAAGCCTATCAAATAGATAGTGCATCTAGCAACATTGTTCCTATTAATGTAACTTCGGCAGGAACATCAATAGTTCCAGCTACAGATGGTGCATGGGCTAAATTAAAAAGTGATGGAACAAATTACATAGTAGTAGCAACAAGCTAATGGCATTACTTCCTATTACCCCTCCAGCTGGAATAGTTAAGAACGGAACTGATTACGGAAACAAAGGCCGTTGGGTAGATGGGAATTTAGTACGCTTTGAAAATGGCTACCTAAAACCTATAGGTGGCTGGAACAAATTAAGAACAACAGCTCTTACAGGCGAACCTATCGGAATGTATGCACATTCCGATAACACAGGTAAACCTATATTGGCTGCAGGTACAAGACAAAAAGTCTATGTACTCTATGACAATATCTGGACAGACATTACACCATCTGGTTTCGTAAACGATGATAGTAACAATCCTTTGGGTTATGGTGCTTATCAATACGGTCAAGAAGACTATGGTGATGCTAGAAGTCAATCGGGCTTACCCCTAAATACAGGGCATTTCGCTTTTGATAACTGGGGTGAAGATTTAGTCTTTTCTTTTTCAGGTGATGGCAAGATATATAAATGGCGACCTAACTCTGGCGGTACAGCTGATACAATAGCTACAGTTGTTACCAATGCACCTGTAGGAAACCAAGCTATCATCGTAACCAACGAAAGACATTTAGTAGCTATTGGTTCTGCAAGCGATCCTAGAAAGATTGCTTGGTCTGATAGAGAAGACAGAAACAACTGGACATCTAAAGCTACTAATTCAGCAGGTGATATACAAATCCCTACAGGTGGTAGAGCACTATACGCAGTTAAGTTTGGTTCAGATGTCATTATATTTAGTGATACAGGAATCGCTCGCATGTATTACACAGGAAACCCTTTTATCTATGGCATAGCTAATGCGGGTTCTAACTGTAAAGCAGTAGGTAGAAGAGTTATTGTATCTACAGGATCATTTATGGCATGGATGGGTGAGAACTCATTCTTTGTATACGATGGACAGGTTAGAGAAATACCATGTGAAGTACACGACTATGTGTTTGACAATCTAAACCTAGAAGGCAGAGCTGCTAGTTGGGGTGGACACAACTCTAACTTCAATGAAATATGGTGGGGATTCCCAAGCGGTGAAGGACAATACACACCGAACAAATACGTTATATGGAACTACAGAGAGAACACATGGTCTATAGGTGAATTAGATCGTGGTTGTTGGATTGACCAAGGTGTCTTTGACTTTCCTATAGCGGGTGACTCTAGTGGCTTTATATACGAACACGAATCACAGTTATTAAACAACTCTCCAAACTTAGGTACAAGTGTACCTTTTGCAACGAGTGGCCCTATAGAGATTGGCAATGGCGACAGGTACGTTCAATGTAATCAAATATTACCAGATGAAGAAGCAAATACTTTACCTGGTGTAACTCTTAGTTTTAAAGGTAAGTTTACTCCGCTAGGCAGCGAAACAGACTTTGGTAGTTTTACCTTTAATAGTGATGGTTATACCGATGCAAGGTTCTCAGCACGACAGGTACAGATGACAGTTACAGGAAGCACAACACAAGACTTTCAAGTTGGTAACATTAGGTTAGATGTCAGGAACAGAGGCAAACGATGAACCTAGCTTCTAAAAGGCAATATTTAGAAAGAGCGACTAATGTAAAATATTCTTTTGCAGCTACTACTCAGCAAACTATATACACAGCACCTACTGGTGATGATTTTACGTTTGCCATAATACAAGGCATATTTGCTTGCGATCACGGCAATCAACAAACTAATTTAGATATAACCATTACAGACACTAGTTCTAATGAGTTTTTTCTTTTTAAGAATCACAACATATCAGCCTATGGCACAGAAGAATTAGTAGTTAATTCTGGTTTGATTTTGCAACAAGGAGAGATTGTTAAAGGACAGGTTAATCACGCAAACATAGATTTAGTATTGAGTATTATAGAGTATGCAAAAGGTGACTAATAACGTAGGGAAATTCTTGAAATATCAAGATTCCTATACAATAGACCTTGTAAAAGATAAAATAAGAATCTAGGAGTAAATTTTAATGAACTTATCTGTATTAAAAATAAAAAAAGAAATTTCACAAAAAGATATTGGTAAGTTTTTAGAGTATCAAGAAAATAAACTTAAGTTTCAGAACAAAGTAAAAGAATTTGAAACAGCATTAAGTGATTTTTCTACAGAAACAGGCCAAGATAAAAATCTTCCCGCTATTCAAGGATATGAAGAGGGTTATGTTACACATGATTTTGCAGATGGACAATATATTAGAGCTATTACTATGCCAAAAGGTTTAGTTGTATCAACTAAAATACATGCTAAAAACCACCCATTTTTTGTTATGAAAGGTAAGTGTTCTGTTTATACTGAAGATGGTATGCAAACCATAGAAGCTCCGTATCATGGAATAACTTATTCAGGTACAAAAAGACTATTATATATCCATGATGAGTGTGTCTGGATAACAGTTCACCGCACCGACAATTTAAGTGTAGAGGAAGTAGAAGAAGAAGTTATTGCAAAAGATTTTGATGAAAAAGATTTTTTAATGATTGACACTAAACAAATAGATAATTTAATAAAACAAATGAGGAATGACTAATGAGTTTTGCAACCACAGCAGCAGTAGTAGGATCAGCAGCAGCAGCTAAAGCAGCTTTTGATCCAGAAACAGGTCAAGCTACACAAACGCAACAATTAGACCCAGCACAACAAGCTATGCTGAGAGAAGTCTACGGACAAGGTAGAGCTTTAGCAGCACAACCTTTTGTACCCTACACAGGTGCAAGAGTAGCTGGTTTTAATCCAGATCAACTTAGATCATTTCAAGCTACTCGTGGTTTATTTGAGTCAGGTATGGGATATGATCCTATGGCTGGAATTGCTGGACTTGCGGGTGCTGAAACACCTCAAATTGGACAAGTACCATCTTTATTACAGACAGACATAGGTGCATATCAATCACCTTACACACAACAAGTTATAGACACCACATTAGGTGATATAAGAAGACAACAAGACATAGCACAACGTAAAGCACAAGAAGGTGCTATTCGTGCGGGTGCGTTTGGTGGATCACGTTCAGCTATTATGGAAGCTGAAGCAAGCAGACCTTATGTAGAACAAATGGCAAGAACCGCAGCTGG